GCATGAAGTAGTTCGTGCTGCGGAAGACTATTTCCTTCCACTGATGAAGAGATCAGATCTCAAGATGTGGAAGGAACAATTGCGTCCACTTACAATCAAGGAAACTCTAAATGGGATTCCTGGGAGGCGTTTTGTGGATGCGATGGCGTGGAATACATCGATCGGTTTCCCCTTCGCGGGGGCAAAAGATCGGTACTTTCCGGTTGTTGATGCTGTACGAACCTTAGGTCCTGAGATGAAGCAGGAAGTAGAGTTCCTGATGGACTACTACCTGACGGGCCAGAGAGGGTACACCATCTTCAAAGCGACGTTGAAAGACGAAGTGGTCAATGAGGCCAAGGATAAAGTGAGAGTCTTTCAAGCGGCACCTGCAGGCTTTCAGGTGTTGGTGCGGAAATACTTCCTTCCGCTCTGTCGTTTTTTGTCATTCAACCCTTTCCTGAGTGAGTGTGCCGTTGGAATAAACCCTTACGGCACGGAATGGGGGGAGTTGCATGACCACCTCACCCAATTTGGTGAGGACAAAATGATTGCTATCGACTACAAGAGCTTCGATCAGACAATGCATTCACAAGCAACAACAATAGTGCTTGACAGATTGATTGCAATTGCGCAGAGACATGGATATAGCAAGGAAGATGAGACCGTCATGAGAGGGATAATGGCGGACATTGTATGGCCGACATGTGCATACAATGGTGACTTGATTGTTCTACACCAGAGCAATCCTTCCGGTCACAATCTCACCACATATGTCAACAGCATGGTTAATTCCGTGTACCACAGGATTGTGTACTACCGAATGTACGACACAGACACTCCTTTTAGGGATATCTGTGCCTTGATCACATACGGAGATGATGCATTGTCAGGTGTCAAAAACGGTTGGGAGAAATTCAATGGGAAGACCCTCCAATCATCTCTAGCGGAGAATGAGATTGTTGTGACAGCAGCAAACAAGTCGCTGGTGGTTCCAGAGTATCAACATATGTCTGAGTGCGATTTCCTGAAAAGGAAATTCGTGTACGACGATGACTTTGGGAGGATTGTTGGTCCTATTGATGAAGACTCCATACTAAAAAGCTTGTGTGCTGTCGTAGCCAGTAAGCATGTTGGAGCCAAGGAGGTAGCTGCACAAAACATGGAAGGCGCTCTGCGAGAGTGGGCCCTACATGGAAGAGACGTGTATGATTTGCGCCAAGCACAGTTAGTGCAAATCGCAAGCGAACACGATCTTATGTTTTTGTGCCCTACGATCAATCGATCTTTTGAGCAGTGTATTGCAGCAATAGACAGAGTGGAGGAAATAGAGGAAGTCGTGAACCTAGCCCCTCAGTCGGGTACGGAATTGGTGGAAGTCCAGCACACCCTTGGACAGGGTGATCTTCGGGATGTACCAGAAGTGTTTTTCCGAGAAGGGCGATTCGTCCAGGTCGAAGTATTGAACCACGAGATTCGTGTGTCAAATGTCTTCCTGGGGCGACCGGAGCCAGAAGTTCCGGTCGCAGAGGAGAACGTGTTAGTCTTTCCCACCATGCCACAAGGACAGGTGCTTGGAAGGCAGATTCCCTGTGTGAGAGAAGCAGAGGAATGCTTGACCGACGACTATGGTTCCTATGTATATGTGATTATCATAGATCAGAGAAAGATCTATGAATTGCGTTTAAGACCAATAGGTGGGGGTTTGGTGTCGACAGAGATGTTGATACCATTCCCTGAAGCTATGGTCTTTTATTTACATGGGAGTAGTGGTGGAAATGTGGTGCATCCGTTGGATGACTATGTGAGTATAGTCCCACACATGGGAGTGGAACTCACACAGGAGACTGTCACCTACAACGAGAAACCTGAAGAGGTTGTTGATGTCTCTGGTACAATCGAGGGAACTCGAATGAGGGCAAATGAAGGTGCCGCAACCCTTCAGGAGTTCTTTGAGCGCCCCGTTACCTTAACGTGGGAATGGGGTGCTGGTGTTGACTTCTATCAGACATTTGACCCTTGGTCAGTGTTTTTTTGACAATAAGCGTGTTGTCAATCGTGTCTGTAATTACAAGTTGCTGAGATGTAATTTGGAAGTCAAGTGCGTGGTTAATGGGAATGGTTTCTACTATGGAAGGCTTATGATGGTGTACCATCCCCTAGCAGCATACGACCAAATGACTGCTAATACGACTCTAATGCAGGACAATGTCCAGATGAGTCAAATGCCACGTGTGTTCATTGATCCCACTACATCAACTGGAGGAACTCTGAAATTGCCCTTTTTTTGGTATAAGGACTACCTAGATGTTACTCGAGCAGAATGGGGAGAGATGGGCTCAATGACATTGCGGACATTGAATCAACTCAAACATGCAAATGGTGCTGTACCAGGACTGTCAGATAGAGTAAGATTGACGGTCTTCATACGGGCATATAATGTTGAGTTGACATCTCCTACGTCCCTACCCCCGATAACAATCTCACCACAAGCAGGTGATGAATACGAGGAAGGTACGGAAGGTAGAATTTCAAAGCCGGCGACTGCTGTTGCCCGTGTAGCTGGTGCGCTTGTAAAGGCCCCTGTCATAGGGCCATATGCACGAGCGACGGAGATTGGGGCACGCGTAGCGGCACAAATAGCACAGTTGTTTGGTTACTCGTCCCCCAATATAATAGACTCGGGACAGTTGATGGTACCGCGGAGTGGTCGTAACTATGCGGTTGGAGACGGGCCAGATCATTCACAAAAGATATCAGTTGACAGCAAACAGGAGCTGTCTATAGATCCAACGACAGTAGGATTGGACAATGTTGATGAACTGGTAATATCACATATTGCAGGACGAGAAAGCTATCTGATGAATTTCACCTGGCCTACGTCTGCAACAGCAGGAGATATGCTGTGGAATGGAACTGTCACACCGGGTTTACGTACGGAGTTAGACGTGGGAGGAACTCCCACAGTCTTTATGCCGGCCTGTGCATTTGCACACCTGCCATTTGAATACTGGAATGGAGACATGATCTTCAGATTCCAAGTAGTGGCAAGTGCATTTCACAGGGGACGACTTGCTATCGTCTACGACCCATCGTCAACGCCGTCTACATGGGAAGCAAACGTGGTTTTCTCGGAAGTTGTGGATATATCTGAATGCAGAGAGTTCTCTGTGAAGATACCCAACTGCCAAACTACGGCGT